GTTCCATTCCAATGACACGGGGTGTCTGCTGGGTCTTAGGGACGAAGATAACCTTAACAGGTGTTTCGTCCCGGGGAAGTGGTTGCGAGACCTGGTCGTATACGGATAAGGCCCCACCACTGAAATTCGAAATCGATCCGATTCCGAACTCAATGTATGGGAACTCCCGTTCCAACCGAGTAGGCCACGTTGGGAAGTGGTATTTACCATTACCTCGTACTCCTTCTACGGTTGCCCCAGGCCCATGCCGTGGAGCAAGCTCTTCATAAGGGGACCCAAATGGATCCCCCCGAAGAATGTCACTCCATACGATACCGCTGCAGCGAACAAAATCGCTACACAGGTCGTCACTAACGGCATGCTCTCGTAACTCACGTTCAATTGCCACGTAGCTGGCCTCGGCAGCTCGTTCTCTCGCGTTTGTACACGGGAGTTTGAGCTTCTTAGCGAACAGACAAATTTGCCCAAACGGAGAACTGACTGGCGCACCTCCCAAAAGGGAAGTGTTTGCTCCTGTCCATCGAAAGGAGACGTAATAGTCTCGATCTTCAGGATAGGGGGGCAGCCAATCACTCTGTAAACAGAGAGAATGGTTAGCGCTACACGCAATGCAACCCACCCACGATTACTCCCAAGACGTCGGCTCGACGTAATGAGAGACCGTAGGCGGGCCGGTAGAATAAGGGGCAGTCCAGAGCGACTGCGGGCTACCCTAACACCATTCGGTTGAACGGTATAAGGTAAACCTGCAGCCCACAGCACAACTATTCTCGTCGACTCCTTCAGGTAACTGACCAGGAAAACCCGGCCAGAGCACCTCCAGAGAGACTTGATTCGTTGTACCAAGGGTTGGAAACAAATCTTCCACTGGTCTTTCAGACCCGTGGCCCACACTGGCACTAAACAGTAAGCATTCAGCTCGACGAGCCGAAGCCACCGCTTAGTGCTAACTTGCCTTTTGGCCGTGTGAAAGATTTTCATTAAAAAAGATGAATATTTTGCACCGGTCATGGAGGTCAAGATGGGCCCAGTGGACCGGAGCTCATAGTCTCCCATCTTGGAGGGCTTCACCCTCATTAGCTAGTGACGCAGTACCATAAGGAGGACTCCTCCTCCTCATGGGTGCCCTTACCGACATTGCTGTCTGGAGAGGATATGCGAGAGGTCAGCCTAGCGACTGGGTAGGACGAATCCAACGACCGACTCTGCAAGAGCCTAGGCGGGGATCCGATGTACCGTTCCGGCAAAAGCCGGGAC